GTTACCTTTACTCAGCAATCTAATAATGAGCTTTCTGTAGATGAGTATTTTGAAAAAGTAGGCAATCTTTCCGATCCAGAGTTTGTTGGTGACGGCCTGTTGCTGTCTCCAGAAAAAGCAAAGCAAGACTTTACAGACATTAAGTTGAGCAGGCTGACGCAGGGAAGGTCTAACTTTAGTATCGAAGCTCCCTATATCCAGAGTCACGATAGCGCTTATAGCCTAATGAAGTGGTTGACTGAAAAGATTATGAAGCCCCGCAAGTCTGTTGGGGTAGAAGTTTTTGGTTTGCCCACAGCACAGCTTGGGGACATTGTCCAGGTTTCATATAAAAACGAAAATGGTGTCAATGAAATTTCAGCAGAAGATTCTAGGTTTGTTGTTTACTACATTGACTACAGCAGATCTCCAACTGGTCCAAGCATGAACATATACTTGTGTGAGGTGGTGTAATGTGCTAAGTAAACGCATCGTCAGATGTGCCAGACTCTCAGTCAACAACATCTCAAAGCTCTTCAAAAGCAATCAAGGTTGCAACACCAGACATTCTGCTGTTTGACGAGTCTTCTGTGCCAGTAGACATTATGACAGAGTTGATATTTGAAGATATCGGAGGGCAGGAGATTATTACAATCTCTAGAAACGATATTATTAATGGTCAGGAAGTTTCTTATAGTCTAATTGGTAATCTTTCTAAAATACAAAAACAATATAACTCTAAAAATATTTTTAGTTTGCCAGAAACCTCTGAAAAATATTTTAAAAACTTTGCAATTAGATTCGATATTCACGTTCCAGAAGATGGCACTGGTCCAAGTGGAGAAAGGGTGTATGTAGAGGAAGTTGGAACAGACGTGTCTGACGCTGGCGATTTGATTATTGATGTGATCAATATGGAAATTAATGAGCGTGTAGATGTAGAGATCCTCAGAAGGGGCCAGTCCTTGAATGATACAATATATACGGAGGAATCTTGATTACTAATACCGGAAGAACAATTTTGGCCAAATATCTTATTGGTCAGGCACCAGCTTATGCATCTCATATTGCACTAGGGGTGGGGCAAAAACCAATCGATGAGTTTGGCTCTTTTGCCGACTACTCTAACTACACTAATTTAAATTTTGAAGTTTTGAGGATACCAATTACTTCTCGTGGATATGTTTACGACGAGGCGGGAGCTGCCAATATTGTTTTTGCTGGAGAGCTTCCCGGAGATCAAAGGTACTTATTTTCTGAAATTGGCATCTACTCTGCTAAATCCAACCCAGCAGCCGGAGCCTTGGATAGCAAAATGCTGTACACATTTTCCGCTTCAGAGAACTGGGAATATCATACAGAGACAAGCGCAACATCGATACCTCTTTACTTGCAACCCCTAGACTCAAACGCTTCTAGCGGAACAATAGACAACGTTCAAGACGATGCTGGAAACTTGCTAACTGTCTATAGGTTTAACTCTAACAACTCTATATTTAACTCAAGCGCTAGAAAAGATTTGCAAGAGCCTCCAAGATTTCTAGACAGAGCCCTAATGCTTCCGGGCAACCTCTCTTTCTTGGAGTCTTCTGGCGGTAACCTTTCTGTAAAACCAACCGACACAGAGTATTATGGAAGCCACATACACCTAACTGGCACAAACGTTGACTTTAACAAAAACTCTTCTGAGGATGAGCTAAGGCTAGCATTTTCAGTTATTGATAAGACAACTAATCAAGCGGCTAGTGTCGGTGGCGTCAGAATATTGGTAGAGTTTGCGTCTACAGACGACACCAATCCAGACAACTTTGCTAGATTCCAAATTGATTATGACAACTCCAACCAAATTTTCTCGGACGACAGGTATGTTGTTGCAAGGCAAAAACTAAAAGATCTCGTAAAAAGTCCGGGGTTTACCTGGAACACCATAAACGTTGTTAAAATTTATGCAATGGTTTACGATGATTCCGCAAGTGGCCTACCCTCTGACGAATTTTATATTGCTTTAGATGGTCTAAGGTTTGAGAATCTTACATCTCCAAATCCCCTTTACGGACTTACTGGGTACTCAGTTATTAAAAATACTGGCGGATTGCCAATTGTAAAAGAACCAAACAGCTCTAACATTGTAGAGTTTAGATATGGAATGGATGTCGCCTAATGCCTAGGGGACAGCAAAAGGTTATTCTTCCAAAAGAAGACTTGCCACCAGTAAGCCTCCTTTCTGACGGAACCTATGGATATATAACAAGGTATAGAATTATATCTGAAGACCAAAACAGATATTCTCACTGGAGTCCGATCAGGGAGATTGCCATTCCAGACGTCGTACAGGTTTCGGGAGACATGGTTGTTTCGGGAGACATCATACAGGCAGTGTGGGGAGACGAAGCGGGTAGGCCAAGCTATGATGTTTTTGTTAAGTTTGATAGTAATGAATATTTTTATCATGGCACCACTCCAACGCACCAGTATTCTTTTTTGTCAGAGTCGGCATCTACTGTTCAGGTAGCTATTCAAATTGAAAGCATAAACAAAACCAGATCAGAGCAGATAACAATATTTGAAAGTGCGCCAGCTGAGCTGGTATAATTAATTTAGGAGTTTTATGTCAAAGATACCTTTACCAGAACGCGGGCAGCCACTAGATCTGTCTTACATTTACCAGTTGGCCGACACTGTCAACAACTTAGCCAACCAGCTTTCACCAACAACTGGCCGCTATACTTCTATCGACACCGCTTCCGGTGGCACACAGAGCGTCAGAACTTCTGATGCCAGAATCGTTGGTGGGTATGTTAGAGTCAGCAACAACTCGACAACTAGCCCAGACGGAGAAGGAACCTTTAGTTACAATTTTAGCGACTTTGCCTATGCACCAGTTGTGGCAGCAACCCCGCTTCTGATAGACGAGGCGGCCACCGAGTCGGGTAAAGATATTGCTGTTGTGCTTACAAAGGTAACAAACAACAGGGTCGAGGGAATTGTAAAGTTTAACACCATTGGTGTTGCATCTGTAGGTATTAATCTGGTTATTGTTGGCATTCCCGTCTAGGAGAGAGATGGATAGAGAAGCGTATAATAACGCACCAATTGTTTCTGCAAACAAAAGGGTGTCATTTTTAAATGGAGACCTTGTCCGAAAACATCACGTAAGCAGGGCTAATGGAATCATGTCCGTGTATAACATAAACAAGGACCAGATAGAGAGCTGCCTGATCGCAGACTTTAAAAGAAACAGCAAGAGGGCGTACAGCGTTAAAGATACTGCAACCCTTGTAGCAAGGCACCAGAAGCATATTTATAGACTTGTTACAAATGGGGTACTTCCCCCTCCCATAGCGGCTTCTGTGGGCGCACAGAGGGCCTGGAGGACCCGTGCGTACTACTCTGAGGATCAGGTTAGAGAGATACGTGATATACTTGCATCGCAACACAGAGGCAGGCCTCGTAAAGACGGGTTGATATCTAATGACGGAACCCCCACGGTTCAAGAGTTGACAAGGCGCATGGGGGATGGTATCCTGACTTATACGAGAACAGAAGACGGAAAATTCGTACCAATTTGGAACGAATCTATTTAGAAGGGTATGAGATGGAAAACAGTAATGCTAAGGTAAGCGTTGCATTGGGGTATACGCTTAACCTAGGTAACTTTCAGTCATTGCGTATCGATCTGGGCATTGAAGACTCAGAGCGTGATGGTGAAAATATTAGCGACGCTTTCAACAGGGTGTACGCCTTTGTCGAGGAAAAGCTTACAGAAAAAGTTAAAGAAGCATCGGCGGAAGTTAGCCAATAATGGCTGACCGCAAAGACCGAATGGCTTTGCTCAGCAGATATGCAAAACTTTATACATTTAAGTATAATACAAAGCCAACGCACAACATTAACAAAGAGCAATGGGCAGCAGACTCATTGATAGAATCCTATACGCTGCCTGGCTGCTACGATCTTCTAGAGTACTACTTTGATGTAGCCAATGCACCTAGCTGGGGATACTTTGCTAATTATGCAGAGAAGATTTTACAAGCTAAAGAACAGTTTGAAGAAGACCAAAAAGAGAGAGCAGAGAGACGTAAGATGGCAAAGGAGTGGCTAAATGGATAGCGCCGAGGCAAGGGTATTGTCTGCGGTACTAAAAGATAAGCAGATCCACGTATTGCTACAAGCTAATGCAGACAACTTGATGGCAACACACGGAGACATCTGGGAGTTTGTAAGAAAGTATACAGAGAGTAACAGTGAGCTACCACCAGTAAAGCTTGTACAGGAAAAGTATCCAGATTTCCATTTGGTCGAAGACGTTGGCGCTACAAAACATCACCTAGAAGAGCTACAGGCAGAGTACCTGAGCACCAGCCTTAAAGAGATTATTAGAACAGCTGCCTCAGACATTCAGGATGGCCACAGCGGCGGGGCACTGGAAGAGCTAATCAACAAGACGTCTGAGCTTAAAAAGAATACTTCTGTAATCAAAGACATTGACGCTACAGACCTACAGGACGCCGTAGCCTACTTCCAAAATGTGCAGAAGCAAAAAGAGCTTGGTGTCCTAGGCATTAAGACAGGGCTCCCAGGTTTTGATAACTATCTTCCATCTGGCATTATGCCAGGACAGCTCGGCGTGTTCCTTGCTTACCCAGGTATCGGAAAGTCTTGGCTTAGCCTATACTTTGCAGTACAGGCATGGAAGCAGGGCAAGTCGCCCCTAGTCATCAGTCTAGAGATGTCAGAGACGGAGGTTCGTAATCGTGTGTTTACCATTATGGGCGAGGGCTTGTGGTCACATCGTAAGATAAGCAACGGCGAGATCGACATTGAAGATCTCAAGCGCTGGCACCAAGGTCACATCAAAGATAAGCCACCATTTAGAATTGTTTCTAACGACACGGGCGGAGACATTACTCCATCAGTCCTACGAGGCAAGATGGACCAATATAAGCCAGACTTCGTAATCGTTGACTACCTGCAGCTTATGAGCCCCAACCAAAAGTCTGACAACGAAACTGTCCGTATGAAGAATCTGTCTCGTGAGCTAAAGCTCATGGCAATTTCAGAGGAAGTTCCTATCATTGCCATTTCTTCCGCAACGCCAGACGATGTTACAAAGCTAGAGACTGTTCCAACTCTTGGCCAGACCGCATGGTCCCGCCAGATCGCCTACGACGCCGACTGGGTTATGGCTTTGGGTAGGGCAAGCAACAGCGATGTTATGGAGTGTGTCTTTAGAAAGAATCGACACGGATTCATGGGAGAGTTCATGGTCCAGGTTGATTTCGACAAGGGATGGTATAAATACAAGGATATTGAGGATTTGGTTTAAACTAGCTTATATAATGGTGGTATGACAAACGTACACCATAAGCCACTAAAAAGGTTTGGGCTAGAGGGACAGATCTATGATGACTCTGCTATTTGGAGATTAAAAATAGAATACATGAGGTTAATGATCGCAGAGATGCGTTTGTCTGGCTACGTACCTAGAATTGATATTGCGCCAGACTTTACTATGAGCTATAATGAGAAATCAGAGAGCTTTAATTTTGAATTATCTCTATACGGGATTTATGTGGGAAAGAGAAAGAGCGAATGGATATTCGGGGTAGACGAAACAACGGTCATACCTATACAGCAGAACAAGTTAGAAGAGTACTTGCGGGAAGCGGCATAAACGTAGAGTCCGAAGTAGACACCGACTTTCTGATCTTCTGCCCATTTCACGCTAACTACAGAACCCCAGCTGGAGAAGTTGACAAGGTAAAGGGAACATTCTTTTGTTTCTCTTGTCACCATGTAGCAAGCCTTGTAGAAGTTGTAATGCACCAAACTCGCAAGACCTATTTCGAGTCTATTAGGTTTGTAAAAAGCATGGAGATTGAAAGCGATCTGCAGACAGAGGTCGCTCAGAGACTAAACAAGAAGCCAGACTACGTGCCATTTGACGAGCTTCTCGTAAAGAGACTTGCTTCCACAGCCCTGGAGTCTCCTAGGGCTAAAACCTATTACTTTGGCAGGAAGATTACAGAAGACTCTATGAAGAAGTTTGACCTGGGATACTCCGAGTCACAGGATATGGTCACAATACCTGTACACTCGCCAGATGGTATGCTGGTTGGCTTTGTGGGTCGCTCTGTCGAGGGTAAAGAGTTTAAGAACACCCCAGGCCTACCCAAAGGTAAAACGTTGTTTAACTTAAATAGAGTAAAGACGTCTAGGAAGGTCTATGTGGTAGAGTCTTCTTTTGATGCTATCAGGCTTGACCAGTGTGGTATGCCAGCGGTAGCAACCCTGGGATCTAACGTATCTAATATTCAGACAGAGTTGCTAAAGAAATACTTCAATGATATAATTGTCATTGCTGATAATGATGATGCAGGAAACAGCATGTCTAAGCGGCTTCAGGAGAAGCTCGGGGCAAAGGTTTCTGTGATTCATTTAGAAAAAAAATACAAAGATATTGGCGATATGGATGACCAAGATATCAAGGCTCTGAGCTTTGACTTCGCAGACTCTATCTCATCAATTCTAAACTAAATATATATAACAAATATCAATCAAGTATCAATCAAGTATAAGGAGAAATATATGAGTGTAGTAAAAGGATTGAAAAACATCAACGCACTACTCGACAGGCCAAAGTATGACAGCGACAAGCCCCGCGTAAAGTGGCTCAAGCTCGCTGATGGCCAGTCCGTCAAGATCCGCTTCCTTGAGGAGCTGGACGAAGACTCTGCGCATTACGATGCAGAGCGTGGTCTTTCACTTGTTGTGAAGGAGCACACTAACCCCAAGGACTACCGTCGCAAGGCAGTAGACACAATGGACACCGAGGGCCGTGACTGGGCAGATGAAATGCACCGCAAGGATCCCAAGGCTGGCTGGGGTGGACGACTCCGCTTCTACTGCAACGTGCTAGTAGACGATGGAATCGAAGAGCCATACGTAGCAATTTGGTCTATCGGTGTTGGAAAGCAGTCGCCTTTCAACGTTATCCGTGACTACGCACTTGAGACAGGCAGCATTTCTAATCTTGTCTGGAAGCTCAAGCGTAATGGCCAGGGGGTAGAGACAAGCTACACCCTTATTCCTGGTGCTCCAGACAGCGAGCCCCACAAGTGGGAAGACGTTAAGCCATATGACCTTAACGTAGCTTTGAACCACATTCCATACGCAGATCAGGAAGCCTACTACCTTGGCTTCGATGGACCATCTGCTACCACCGCATCTAATGTGGAGTGGTAATTAAGTATGGTATATGCTGGCTTACACGTTCACACGCACTACTCGCTCTTTGACGGTATCGCTACCCCACAAGAGTATGTAGATCGTGCCCAGGAACTGGGTATGACCGCTTTGGCGATCACCGACCACGGTTCTCTCTCTGGTCACAGGGAGATGTTTAGGGCTGCAAAAGAAAAGAACATTAAGCCAATCCTTGGTGTGGAGGGCTATATAACCGAAGATAGGTTCGATCAACGCGATCGTGACAGTAGAGAAGGGCCTTTAGACCTTGTTTACAACCATATAGTCCTCCTCGCCAAGAACCAGCAGGGGCTGGAAAATCTTAACAAGCTTAACGAGATTGCTTGGACAGAGGGTTTCTACAAGAAGCCACGTATTGACTACGAAGTTTTAGCAAAGTATAAAGAGGGTATTATCGTTACCTCTGGTTGCCTATCTGGCACAATTGCTAAAGCCATTGAGGCTGGAGAGCTAGCAGAAGCTAAGCGTCAAATTGAGTGGCACCACAAAGTCTTTGGGGACGATTACTACATAGAAGTAATGCCACACAACCCAGCAGAAATGAATCATCAGTTACTTGCTCTGGCAGATGAGTTTGGTATCAAGCCTGTTGTTACTCCAGACTGCCACCACGCACACACGGGGCAGAAAGATATTCAAGAACTTAAACTAATTCTTAATACATACAGCAACAAGATTCAAAAGGACGCAACCTTTGAAAAGTCCAAAAAGTATGACAACCTAAAGGATAGGCTGAACTACCTCTACGGAGAGCGAGACATCTCTTTTGATAATTTTGACATTCACTTACTATCTGACGAAGAAATGCGTTCTGCCATGAAGTCTCAGGGCATCGATAGAGAAGATATCTATGAAGCAACTATTGAGATAGCAAACAAGGTAACAGAGTATGATATCCGAGATGGGCTAGATCTTTTGCCAGCTCAATATCAAAGCCCAGACCAAGAGCTAAGAGAGTTGGCCCTAGAGGGCTTAAAGACTCGTGGCCTAGACCAAAACCAGGACTACCTTGACAGGCTGGAAGAAGAGATGGAAGTCATTGAGGCTAAGAAGTTTAGCCCCTACTTCCTGGTTGTTCGTAATATGATTAACTGGGCAAAGAAAGAGGGTATTCAGGTTGGGCCAGGTCGTGGCTCGTCTGCTGGATCCTTGCTTTGCTACACCTTGGGTATCACAGACATTGACCCCATTAAGTATGGCCTTTTGTTCTTTAGGTTTATTAACCCAGAACGTAATGACTTTCCAGATATCGATACGGACATTCAGGACTCTCGTCGAGAAGAGGTAAAAGATTATCTAGTTAGGCAGTATCGCCACGTTGCCTCTATTGCTACGTTCCTAGAGTTTAAGGACAAGGGCGTCATTCGTGACATCGCCAGGGTTTTGCATATCCCACTCACAGACGTAAACAAGGTTAGCAAGATGTTCGATACTTGGGACGAGTACTGTACATCAAAACAAACCAAAGAGTTTAGAGAAAAGTATCCAGAAATTGAGAAGTATGGTGAGCAGCTAAGGGGTCGTATTCGTGGCACTGGTATCCACGCAGCTGGTGTTGTAACAGCCAAGGAGCCCATCTTCAGGCACGCACCTATGGAGACCAGGCAGGCACCAGGATCTGGAGAGCGTATCCCAGTCGTTGCAGTGGACATGGAAGAGGCCGAGCGTATTGGGCTAATTAAGATTGATGCCCTGGGTCTAAAAACTCTTAGCGTACTTCGTAATGCTTTAGACATTATCAAAGAGCGTCACCGTAAAGAGATTAATCTATTGAAGATTGACCTAGAAGACGAGAAGATTTATGAGATGCTTTCCAACGGTCACACCAAGGGGGTGTTCCAGTGTGAGGCTACGCCATATACAAACCTACTAATTAAGATGGGTGTCCGTAATTTTGATGAGCTAGCAGCCTCTAACGCTTTGGTGCGACCTGGTGCAATGAACACCATTGGCAAGGATTACATCGAACGCAAAAAGGGGCGACAGGGCATTACGTACCACCACGACGTTATGAAACAATTTACGGCAGAAACCTATGGCTGTATTCTTTATCAGGAGCAGGTTATGCAGGCCTGTACCGAGCTTGGTGGAATGAGTATGGTTGAGGCTGACAAGGTGCGTAAGATCATTGGTAAGAAGAAGGATGCCAAGGAGTTCGATGTCTTTAAGGATAGGTTCGTAGAGGGTGCTTCAAGGTACATGAGCCCCAACCTAGCCAAAGAGTTGTGGCACGACTTCGAGGCCCACGCGGGGTATTCTTTTAACAAGTCTCACGCTGTAGCATACTCCACACTTTCATATTGGACAGCCTGGCTCAAGTACTACTACCCACTAGAGTTTATGTTTGCCATCCTTAAGAGCGAAAAGGATAAGGATGCTCGCACAGAGTATCTCATCGAGGCTAAGCGTATGAACATTCCGATTCGACTGCCTCACGTCAACGACTCTGACATCGACTTTAAAATCGAGGGCAAGGGAATTAGGTTCGGACTTTCTGGTATTAAGTACATCTCCGACAACATTGCCAGCAAATACGTAGAGGCCAGGCCATTTAACTCTTACAAAGAGCTAGAAGAGTTTAGTATGAAAAAGGGTACTGGCGTAAACAGTAGATCTTTGCAGGCACTTAGAATTATTGGTGCCGCTAACTTTGAAGACAACCCTCGTAACGAAGAAGAGATTCGTAGCAATCTATACGAGTATCTTAATCTTCCAGAGTTTAACATAACGGTTCCATCCCACTATCACGCTTTTATTAATCCAGTAGAAGACTTCGAGGAAAAGGGCTCCTTTGTTTTGATGGGAATGGTTAAGAGTATTAAGAGAGGGAAGGGGTGGTCTCGTGTTGAGATCCTTGATAAGACTGGCTCTGTCGGTATATTTGATGAAGAACAGACAGCTATCGAAACAGGCAAAACGTACATAATTTTAGCTAGCGACAACAGAATTGTTTCTGCAATTCCTGGCGATGATATAAGGCAGTCAGACGCGGCTCTGATTAAGTTCTTAAACTACAAGATGTTGCCATACAAAGATGATGAAATGTTTGTGGTTTCTTTCAAGCCACGCATTACAAAAGCTGGAAAAAAGATGGCAACGCTAACCTTGGCAGACTCTGGTAGAGACCTACATTCGGTTGTAGTGTTTCCTACAACGTTCGCCAAGGCATACATGAAGATTCAGGAGGGTAATGCTTACACATTCTCCTTCGGAAAAACAAAAGACGGGACAGTGATATTAGATGACATACTTGGATGAAATGGCAGATCATCT